CGTCACGCCACGGCTGACGATCCATCATTAAAATTACGGTACGCCTAAACTTAATGATGAATTTCTCAAACAATCAGGAAAACTTGAAAAACAGTCTCTTCGGGGACGCTGTTAATCAACCCATTGCCCGTCATTCAGCTGCTTACATTGATCGTTCTCTAGATCTTTACCCATGGGCTCTTTCCCCTTCGCTCACTCAGCTTGCAAATCAACTTGGAATTCCTGTTTCCTCTGCTGCTGTTCGCCAACATTCACATCCTTTCCACAAAACCGTTGAGACCTATCTAATTCATGAACATTGGTCCGCTCTTGCTACTCGGCCCTCTTCCGTTATGTTTATGAAAGAGCATAAGTTCGAAGCCCTTCAGGCTCGCAACCCCAATTTTGTCCGTCTGCACAATTACAACATGGAACCCAAAGATGCTACACGTTACGCCACCCTTTCCTCCGAGCTGCCCAGCACGCAGAATCTTTTTATGCATGATGCACTGATGCACATAACTCCAGCCCAGATTCTTGATCTTTTTGAACGTTGCCCTCATCTCGACAACCTTTACGCCTCTCTTATCGTCCCGCCTGAGGCCTCAATTGGTCTCAAATCTTTTTACCCCGAAGTTTATGACTTCACAGTGCTTGGAGATCGTCTCCTTTATTTCTTGGAAGGGAACCCTTCAGCTGGTTACGACCAACCACTCTCTGCTGATTTTTGGCTCAAACATCACGAATTGCGTTCTGACAAAGTCACCCTCCAGATTGTCCTTCTTGAGAGCTGGTTGAGCGTTCATTCTTTGCTCATCGTTCGTTCCAATCGTCCCTGCAAACGCAATCGCAATGTGTTTCGCACACCTGAGCTTTCATTGCTCCCCCAAGCACGTAACGTCAGTTTACCACTACACGCTCGTATCGTGCCCTACGGAGTCTATGACAATCTTCTCAGTTATGTCAAGGCTGTTCGCACTTTGCGCGATTCTGACCCCCATGCGCGCATCAAAAATGTTCGTGAAAAAGCCGAGCATCGTTGGGTTCACTCCGCTGCTTGGGAGCACCTAATCCGTTTCGCGCTTGCATCGCACAAACTCAATCCACCAGCTGAATTTGCCATGCATTCTTCTATTATTGATTTTCTGTCCCACACTATCAAGAACAAATTTCTCGAGTCCATGCCCAGCTGGAAAGCGATAGGTTGTTTTTGTTTGTCAGCCAAATGGCTCGCCAAATTTTCTGGTCGCCGAGTAGTTTATCCTGTCGCCTTCCTTTTGCCCGCTCTTAAAATTTATCAGGAGTACCTGAAGTTCACCGCCCCCCAATTTACTTCTGACGAATATATTGATTATTATCATGAATCCCGTTACACTCTTCATTTTGATCTTGTTTCTACTTATCTCCCTTCAGAACCTTTCTTGCATCTACCACTCATCTCACCTCCGAAACCAAGTACGGCCCCTGTTTTCGACTCCACCGATCCTTTGAACGCCACCAAAGCCATTGACCCGACCCTTACTCAATTGAGCGAGCAAAGCATCGAAGTCGATGATGTCCCTTGTTCCAATATCGCTCCTCCCAACGACCTCGTCAACTTCACAAATCTTTATCCTCAGTTCAGCTGTGATGAAGAAATGTTGCTTTTCACGAGGTATCCGGAAATTGAAAAACCCACCATCCCCTCACAAAACACTTGTCTGTTTCAAGCTCTCGCCGACCTCACATGTCATACCCCTGCCCAGCTTTTCGACCGACTTGCCGAGTATGTTCATGCTGAACAACTCGTTGGCCCCGAACAACTCCAATTTGGTTGGGCAACCGAGCATTTACAGGCTCTTGCGTGGATCATGAAATGGCGCGTTACTGTCGTCACTGACCGTGGTCATCGTCAAACCCATGGTCCAACCGACGGTCTCCTTCTCACGATCTATCATTTATCTAACCCTGCTCACTGGCAAGCTCATCCCCCCTCTCAGATTGTCAGACTCTCCGGTAAAGGCGTTTCCCCTTTTGCAAACATGGCCATTAATTTTCGTTGTGACGGAAACCTTTTACCGTTCCTCAAAGTCCATCGTTATGTCACTTCACCTCATCGAGCCCAGAACCTCGCCACCAACCTCAAGAATGGACATGACGGTATTTATACCCATCAACAACGTCTTCGAGAGTTTACTGCCGATGTTTTGCGTCGCATTGATGGTGTTTCCATTTTAAGCCCTCCCAGATCCATCGAGATGATCCATCTTTCTGGCTTTGCTGGTGTTGGCAAATCTTACCCTACGCGCCAGTTTATTCTCTCTCATGCCAAAGTTCGTCAAAATTTTAGAGTCGTCACACCAACTGTTGACCTCCGCAACGAATGGCTTCGTGAACTTGCCCTTCCACCCTCTGAAAAATGGCGCGTCAGTACCTGGGAAACCGCGTTGACAAAGTTTGCCAAGATATTAGTTGTTGATGAAATTTACAAGCTTCCAAACGGATATCTCGACCTCATCCTCCTCTTGGACCCCAACATCTCTTTCGTCATCCTGCTTGGTGATCCTTGTCAAGGTGACTACCACTCTTTAAATCCTGCTTCAACTAATTCACAATTACGTTCCGAAATTTATCACCTGCAACCTTACCGCGATATTTATTGCATGTATTCTTATCGCATTCCAAAAAACGTTGCTCGATTTTTTGGCGTTCGCACCTACTCCAATAAAGAAGGTGTTTCGTACACAAGTCGCCGCATTGCTTCTGAACTGCCTGTCGTAACACCTACGAGAAATCTTCGCGACGCTTTGGCCGCCGACAATCACCAAGCGCACACTTACTCTAGTTCACAGGGGCTTACGTTTGATGCGCCTTGTCAAATCAATGTTGATCGTTACGTCTCAGCTGTCTCCCCTTCTTCCACTCTCGTTGCTCTTACTCGATCTCGTTCTGGCATTATTCTAACAGGTGCTTATGATGAACTTGCTGCAACTTCCTGTGGCAATACAATGCTTCACAGCTTTTACTCAAATGTGCCTATCGACTTCAGAAGCGTCTTTCAAAAACAGCTAGGCAATTCCATTATCGTTGACGCGCCCATTACATCGCGATCCAACTTGAAGCTTTCCGGAGGTGCCGTTTATTCGAATCTCACAAACAAACAACTTAAAGTAGCCAGTCTTGATCATTGTTCATCTACAGTTGAACTCAAAAACGACGGTCGTCATCCATACTCCATTCACAGCTTTGACCATGTTCCCCCTTCAAAAATGACTCATCTCTCATTGTTTGAACCCAGCTCTTGCTCCGTGATCGACTCCGCCTCTTCTGACCCTTTAGAAACCCCCTGTGAACCCGCTTATTATGGTTTTCCTTACGAAACGGCAATGGCCCAACTCCTCCCTTCCGAAGATTATGACTCTAAGGAGATTTACTTCAGAGGTGTTCGTTCCAATCAGTTCCCTACTCGTGAGCTCCCTGGAGAGTACTTCGGACCAGTCGATCCTCATCTCGTCGCCCCCATTCATAACGCTAAACATGACCCAACCCTTCTCCCCGCTTCCATCCCAAAAAGACTTCGTTTTAGGGCCTCCCAGTCCGCGTATCAACCAACACCAGAAGATCACTTTATTGCTAATTTCTTCTTCCAATCTTACTCGAAAATGTTTGCTCGCGACCCGCTCCAACGCATTCCCTTTGAACCCGAACTTTTCGCTCAATGCATCTCTGCTAACGACTTCGCTCAGCTTTCTAAGAAAAGTCAAGCGGCCATCATGGCGAACGCTTCCCGGTCCGATGCTGACTGGCGTTTGAACTTTGTGGAAATCTTTACCAAAACACAGCACAAAATTAATTCAAACAATTTGGTTTCAGGATGGAAAGCTTGCCAAACGCTTGCATTGATGCATGATGCCATCGTCCTAGTTTTTGGCCCTATTAAAAAATACCAGCGTATAATCAACGCTCGAACTCTCAAGCCTAACTTCTTTATTTTTGGAGGAAAGACACCTGTTGATTTGTCAAATTATGTTAAAGGTCGCTTCACCACTGCCCCTTCAGTTGCTAATGACTACACTGCTTTTGACCAAAGCCAGGGGGGTGAGGCTTTGTTATTTGAGCTCCTCAAGATGAGACACCTCTCCATCCCAGAAGAGTTCATCGACTTGCACTCTCATATCAAGAGAAGTCTTAGCTGTCAATTCGGCCCTCTCACTTGTATGCGCTTCACTGGTGAACCAGGCACTTATGATGACAACACCGATTACAATGCCGCCGTCATTCTTAGTCAGTATGACATTCGAAATGAAACGGTTTTGTTATCAGGTGACGATTCAGTCGTTCACCCCGTCCCGGCCCCTAATGCTCGTTGGCACGAGATTTCTGATCTGCTCAAATTAAAATTCAAAATTGAACTCACACGCTATCCACTATTTTGTTCCTATTATCTTGGACCTGCCGGCGCCATACGGGCACCTTTGCCGATGCTACACAAAATACATTGTGCGCTCCACGCCGACGATCTTCCGCTCAAGCTTCCATCCTATATTGCTGAATTTGCAATAGGGCATTCTCTTGGTGACGCTTTCTGGACTCTATTACCCGATTTCGAACACGATGCTCAAGCTGCCCTCTTCGATTTCTTTTGCCGACGAGCCTCAAAGCAGCTTAAAATGTTGCTTAAAATTGGACCTCTTTCCCCTCAGCATAAGGCCCTCCTGGAAGACTTGAGTGTGAGCACCTACAAAGAACTTACCCAACACCAGCGAATTCAAATCCTTCATGGACGCGCACGAAACCCTATTCGTGAGCAGCAAAACCAAATCCTCTTCTAGAGGGTTAATTGCTCATAATTTCCAATCAATCAATCACAACCCTCGTCTCATCATGGATCAATTAATACTTCTTCTCAAACCACTGCTCGACAAACTCCTTCTCCCTTCTGAAGAAGCTGCCACTCCCGAAGTTTCTCCACCACCTCCTTCCATCGCACCACCAAAGGCCCCTGCTCTTAGTAACAATCCTGTCCTTCCCGCTCTTCCTGTCCCTCGCTTTTCTGGTCATCTTCCCCAAACTGCTGGCAATCAAGGCGTCCTCATCCCTTTCCAAGTCTCCGTTTTCCATATCAACGCGGCGTCTGATTCTGCTTCTTCCTACACCATTCGTGAACTATCTGCTGTTCAAACTCTTCTCCCTTATTTTCGTGATGTCGTCGTTAAACAGGCCGACGTTGTAGTTTTCCCCACTGTAGCTTCCAAAACTGTTCCAGCTTCCATCGACCTATGCTGGTCTCCCTCTTATAAAATTCTCGGTTCTGAAGTTCTTTCCACTCCTTCTTCCACCCGTTTTAACATTGGCCTAGATCCAGCTCTTATCTCCAGCTCTCTCCCTTGCGATTTTGGCCATATCAATCCTATCATTAAATCTCCTATTCCTTACGATGACCATCCTCGTCTCAATATTAAAATTTACCAATCCTCTGGCGCTTCCTCATCGGTCCCACTCGGCGAACTCATCATTCGCGGTATTCTCCAATGCTCTAATCCTCTCCCCAATTAAGGTTAATTACTTGCGACGAAATTTCAATCAATCCACACCATGGCTCCTTCTACAATGCAACGTTATCTACAAATCCTTGCTACTGACGCTATGGCTTTCTCTTCTCAACGTAAAGTCGTAGTTTATGTCTGGGTCTACCCATCTCAACGCAAATTCTTTCCTTCTCGTCATCCCATTATCGACCGCGGTCGCGTTATCTACAGCGATGCTGTTCGTGCGCTGCTGCTAGATAATGTTTTCCAAACACTTTTATCTCCCCAATCAACCACTTCCGACATCGCCACTCTCGCCACATCTCTTGGCGCTTCACTTGACGACGTCGGTATCTTCTTTTCTTTTTCTTGTTCTTTTTCTCCCGTTCCTCGCAAGAGCTAAGGGTGCGTGTTTTTAACCTTCACGCCCA